GAAGGGTTTAATCATGAAAAATGAAATTACATCGGAGATGGTGCAAAATGTCGCTTTCGAGCTGGCTTTTTGTGAGTCGAACCGCCACGATGCCACAACGAGGGGCATTCAATGTGCAGAAAACTATTGGGGATTAAAGGCTTTAGGCATTAAGGAAGCGTGCCGTACCCTGTTAGGCTGCTGGCCTACTGTTTACACGGTTGCAAAAGTCGAGCGCCCTTATATTGTTGTGGCGTTTGGTGTCTTGTCTGATGATGTCGAATTTATAATTGATGCGAACACCTTCGAGCTCATTAAGTAATTTCCAGCCTGCCACCTGGCAGGCTACAACCTGGACACGTGCGAGCGCGTCCAAGTTGTAGCCTATACGGCGCAGCGCAAACCGACCGAAAGGAAATGATATGAAACTAGTTGAAAACTACCGTGGTAGATTTATCGACCTCGATATCGTAGCCGGCTATATGGACGATGATATTCGGGAACGTTTGCATTCCGAAATGTCATCATGCGAGCCACAAGCGTTTTATGACGCATACGTTAAGGCTCATGAAGCGAAATATAATGAGCCGTTCGGTCCTGATATAGGTATCTGGTGAGATAGTAGGCGACTATGCAACTACTCCAAACCCTTTTTCTTATCCTTTGCCTGGTGTCCGTAGCTTGGTTTTGGAAAACCGAAAATACAAAATTCGTACTTCTGGCGTTTTTCTTCCTCTGTATTGCCGTCGTTTAGAAAGGTAAACCCAAATGGAAGTTTTTTACTGCGTATTCGTTTGCGCGTTTATGCTAGCCGCTACGATAGCGCTAGCCGCTGCAGCTGTGGTACTGCTCATGCTTATTAAAGACCTGCTCAAATAGAAGGCATTAATATGGTTCATCAAATAATTCTATCGGTCGAACGCTCTGCAATCGTGAACAAATACCTGGCAGAGTTCGCCACTGCAACCAACCCCGTAGAACGCTCGATTCTGTGGAAGAAGATAATCCACGAGTTTCGAACTTGCACCTTCATACAGACGGGCGATGATTGTATAGTTGGGGGGCGAATATATTGGCTCGTGCTCCAGCACTCGCATCGCATGACGTGGTATGAGATAGTCCAAGGGACGATAACGGGCTTCACCCGAGACAAGTACGCTGTTAGAAGCAACGGGCACAACCGGGTGATACACCCGAACCAAGTAGTGGCGATAGAAAGGAAGCTGTGATATGAAACTGACCTTAGAACGCGAGTTGCGTGTAGAAAACGCTTTTTCAGGCCAAATTATTTCGGTCAAAACTGGAGAGGTAACGCAAGAAAATTCTGAACTAGACCCCTGGATTGCACGCACATACGCTCGGTTGTATGGTTACGTTCTAACTAAGGGCGAAGAGGGCATTTTGATTTCATTCGATTTTGGGTTTGAGGATATCGGCGACGCCATAAACGCGTGCAAGGCCGCTGCCCTCGATAGACTTTATCGCGTACATGTAGAAGGCAACGTTTTGAGTTTGGAGTAGACGCATGAAAACGTTTGATGAATTTTATGAACTGGAAGCGCGTTATTCAGGCATAATTTCGCAGGCATTATACGAACTTCGCACGTCTGGCGCAACTGCTGATGAAATTTGGGAACGCCTGGATAAAATTCGTGACGAATATCTCGCAGAATACGAGAAACGTTGTTTTACGACAATGAAGCACGAGTTTTTTTGAAGTCTTAAAAGAAAAGCCCGTCGCTAGACGGGCTTTCCTATTTCAATCCGCACATGACGAGCATATCCAGCCACATTTCGCGCGTGGCGTCGCTGTCGAAGTAGCATTCGCCCTGGGAGTAGCTTCTCATGGCGAACTTAATAAGCGGTGCCGTGCGTTCGATTAGACGGGTATCTGGCGTCATATCATGCCGCGTTAGAACGGCAATGGCCTTATTCTGCGGTGGCTTTCGGTCAATGAACACATCGCCCGTATGGATGTCCTGCCAGACAGCAAAGGGAATGCCTTTGAACAGCATAGCTACGATACAGTCGCATCCTTTGGGACGCTTCTTCACGAACAGCCCCGTGGCGTTCATGAACTCGCTCTGTTGGGCGTATTCGGCATAGTCTGAGCCTGCTGTGAACATGCCGATATTAGACTGCGCCGAATACTTCTCGAACTCTGCGCAAAAAGCGTTCTCATAGTATACGTGGCTGTTTCCCACCTTGAAATAGCGTGATGAACCCTTGGGAATAGGTGTGATATTCCAAGCTCTGAATATCGGGTTAACCAGGTCGGCGTTGTTCGCCAGGCCGACGAGTATAACTCGGTTTTCGCGGCGGTCGAACGTCTCCCACATGTTCATAAGCATGTCAACGCATCCTGGTGGATATGGAACGTTCTTCTTTTCTTTGATGAATTCATCGAGTACCATCAGCGTGCACTTGGCTGATGTTGTGCCTTTGTAGGAATCGAATGATGTAAGCGCATACATTTGACCTAGGCTACTCCATTTAGGTTTCCATTTGATGTTGGCAGTATCCTTTTGTGGCTTGTATGCGCATTGCATCATACGGCCATTCATGCGGAAGGTATAACCAGGGAACTCGTCGTTGCGCTCGATATCGGATAAGAAGCCCTCGGGGCTTCGCAAGATGCGCTCAATCATCGCGTCATTATATCGGGTATATGCCCACGTATCGCCCTTTTCGAGATACCTTTTTATGCCTTGCTTCTTCAAGGCGTATGTTTTGCCAAGGCTTCGTGGCCCCGTGCACAGGCGCACAGGGCATTTCGCGCCCATCAAATTGCTTGGGTCCCATCGGGCCCATTTAGGGATGCCGCTCATCAGTCCTCCAAAAATCTGTAAATCATCAAACCCCAACCCCAGTTATTATAATCCTCCACCGGGTCGGCTTCCACCTTCGGGCACGGCGCTGAGCCTGCTCCCCACGCGACCCCATCGCCCCAGTACCATCCCACGTGCTCCCCATACTGGTTGTACATGAGAATCAAGTCCCCAGGCTTCATGAGGTCGCGTTGTATTCCGTCGCAAATCTTGGTCGCGGTCGTGCGCATCGTGTAGGTTGACGTGCCCAGCCAATTGTATTTTCCATCGGTGACCTTGTTCGCGGCCCACCAAATGCACGCCGAGCAGTCTGTGAACCCGCTCACGTCAGGCTCCAGGCGGCCTGCGCTTTGGGCGTATTGGAACTTGCCTTTGTTGGCTTCCCATAGGGCTTTCATCTTCTTGAATTCTTCGGTGCCGCCGCCTGTCGAGCCGCCGCCCGTGCCAGGATATTTGGGAGCCGATGCATTGCGAAGCGGCAGCCACACGCCATTGCCTGTGCTGTGGCATACAAGCCTGTCTCCGTTGCCCATCTTCCCGTATACAATCAAGTCGTTTCCCACCTGTTCGATACGTCCTACGCTGCTCGAAACCTGGCCGTTGGTATCGGGATTGTTGCCAGGCGTGTAATCGCTTTGCCCGAAATCAGGCGGCGCGGATGTGCCGTCCCACGAATTGAGCAGTCCATACGCTTTGTTGTATCGGTTCGAATATCCCGACACGGGCCACGTGTTGAGCGTCGCCGATAGGTATTCGTCCAGGCTTCGGCTTCCGCCGATGTTGGCTAAAATCTGGTTCGCGCTCGCTGGCCGCTGGTGGTATACGGTGAGCATAAAGATGGTTTCCTTCACTCTGCTCGTGTCCATGCCCCAGCCCTCTATCGTCGAGAAAGCGCCGCCGGTGCCGAACACCCAATTCATGAAAAACTCGTCCTGCACCTTGTGGTTCGCCGTGTCTTGCGCAGAAGCCACCCATGAGTTCGCATCGTCGTTGTAAAGGTAAAAGCCGCTCCACCAATTCCATTCGCTCGAAGGATGGGTGTCCACTGCGTTACGCAGTCGGCTGCTGAGCTTGGCATAGCTTTCCGGCGCATCGGCTTTGAGCTTTTCCATCAGGGCGCACGCGTTCGCGCCGTAAAACTGGCCGATGCCGAGCGTGATGGGGTCGCTCATGTTCACGCTCGCATAGTCGCAGCCTGATTCGACCGTGCATATGACGTACTCGGTATATTGCTGCTGCTCTTTGGTCCAAGCCATTTCGTCTCCAAATACAAGTGAACCCGCAGTGCTTACCATATTCCTGCGGGTTCGTGGATAATATGCGTCGTATAACGACAGCTCTATTTTACGTCAATTTTGAAAAGCTGTGCAAGCTTCGAGCTTGCGAGTTCCGGGCTAAGTTCGCAGATATTCTCGAAGATGCTCACGATTTCGGTGAGCATGATGAATACGCACACGGGCACGAACAAGGGGAGCGTGAACCCCAAGTCGATGTATTGCATCGCCAATTCAATAAGCGCTGCCAAAAGCATGGTCAACACGAACCCGCACTTGTGCCAGAGCCCATCTCGCATTTTCGTCGAATTCACCGTTTTGTTAGCGACGGCCTGCGCGAAGCCCGTGAGCAAATCCAGGGCTATGAATCCCAGCGCGAAGGCAGTGATATGCCAATCCATCTCATTTCCTTTCAATCGTTATCTTGTATTCGGCATTCTCTAGCACAGTAGCAGATACATTGCTATCAGCATTGCCGCTGGCGGTGCTGCTATCGCGATTATCTCCTTTAGCATAAGCCCTCCATTGGTTATCGGTGCCATAGAACAGCGAGCAGTCTATGTTTCCATTATATCCGCTCACTCGCCCATCCGAACAGAATTGCCAGGCCACTACATTGCCCTCGGCTTCTGGGCATTCCCAGCTTTCGGCCTGCTCGAAGCTCGGGGAGGTAACAGCCGGGTACTCCGCCACCCATCTTGCGCAGTTCGGTTCCACCCCTCCTTGGTTGAATCGCCGGGGGTTGGCGTATATCCAAGGCCAAACACCTGTGAGCGAATGAACCTTCTGCACGAATGCGTTCACCCATCCGACGCTTTGGTTTCCCTCCCAATCGAGGATAGGTATTCCATTGCGGAAATACCCTTGGCAGTTGCGCACAAAGAATTCAGCTTCGTCGCTCGCGCTGCCACTGCCAGCGAAATGGTAGAAGCCCCAGGGCTTGCCTGCGTTGATGCATCGTTGAACCCATCCATCGCAGTACGGGTCAACGAACGTCGCGCCCTCGGTGGCCTTGCACACAACGCCAGCCACATTGGGGAGAAGGGCAGGGAGGTTAAGACCTCCCTGCCAGTTTGATATGTCGATAAAGCGCATCATGGCTAATCGATTCCCCAAATCGCGTATGCGCGCGTAGTATCAATGGCCTTGATGTTGGCAACGCTCGTACTATTTCGAACTAGAAGCGTTCCACCATAGATTTCGGCTACCTTTTTACCACCGCTTGTGATGCCGCTCGGGAATTCGGTGTAAAGCGTGCAAGTAATGTTAGATGTTCCCGAGAAAAGCGACCCGAAGCGGGCGTTTTTCAGATTTTTGTACAGCTCTACTGCGTTGTAGATGGTGTAGCCAGCGAGCGCGTAGATGCCTGCCCAGCTATTACCACTCGCATTGATTTGCGAGTGTTTCTGAATCATAAGAACGTCATTCGACGATGCTTGAATGGAGACATGGTAAGGGATGTCACCGAGCTGCGCTTGCACAGCTGACACGTCTTGCATGTAGCCAACAGTAAGCCCTTTATTCGGATTGCCGTCGCTCGAAGTGGGAACCTGCGTAGCGCCGTCGAATACGACGGAGAAAAAGGAATTGTAGTCGCCATGGCCCCAACCTTTCGGCATTTCGGTTCCAACGTCAACGCTCCAAACGCAGCCTACATGGTTGTCAGTGTATGCCGTGGTCGCAATCGGGTTGTTATGCAGCCAAAGCTTTCCGTCATAGATGGTGGCCTGTTCGATTTCCTCGCGCCACACGAAACCCAACGTCTCGTCGATGGGAATCGTCTTGATGTATTGCAGCTTGTCAGTGAATACGTTGATGCAGTTCGAACGGCAGCTCAAGAATACCGAGTATTCCTTCGAATAGCTGCAACCCTGCTGCGTGGAGTATTCCTGGCCCGCGCTGCTCGGGAGGTACACGGTGCCGATTTTGCTCGAAACGGTGCAAGCCTTGTTGACGTAATAGAAATTCGTCAAGTAGTCGGTTGCCCAGTAATACTCGTTGTCGGTGTCCTTGTAATGGCCGAAGCCCCAACATGCGCCAAGGCCGAATTGGGCTGCGCTGATGGTCTTGGTCAGCGTGAGGGAGCTATTCGTGACTTGGAAGAAATAAATTTGGCTGCCCTTCGAGGTCGCAGAGCTGCCAGCCAAGATAAGCTCTCCATTGTAATAGCTCATTCCGTTGCCATGGAATTCCGTATCGCCGACGTTGTAGGTAGCCACTACGGTTCCCGTGCTCACCTTATACAAAGTGACTTGGGATACGCCCGTGCCGTATCCATAGATTGCGTACAAATCGTCTCCGCACGGGCACCCGCCCTGGCGGTCATAGTTGCCAGTGGTGCGGAACAGCGCGGCCGCGTTGGTAACGTGATTGGTGATTCCGTCGTATTTGGTCGAGTTCTCCAGCGAGTCCAAGCCCTCATGCAGCTCGGTGATGGATGCTGTATGGTCTGCGACCTTCTCTTTCAGGCCGCTCACGGTCGTGGTCAGGTTGCCCGTATCGGTTTCGAGCTGCTCGATTTGCGCGGTATGGCCCTCAACGGTATGGTTGAGCGTGGCGAAGTCCTTGCCTGCCTGGTCGGCCTTGGTTGCCGCGTCATGCACAGCGGTGTCAAGGGATTGCATCGCGCCGTTGAAATCGCCGAGCCATGTAGGTTGGTCGTTATTGATAAAAATCGGCAGGCTGTAATTTGGCGTTGATTTAGAATGGCCCATTTTAATCACCCTTTGATATGTCGTGAAATAATTTCGATTAGCTTTTGCACGAATGCATACGATACGCAGTTATTCATTGACAACCCCCAAAGTCACAATCACACCATTGCCGCTTTCATCTTCCACGAGTTTTACCTTGCCGTATGTAACCTTGCTATCAGCGCTTTTTTTGGCCGCATTGGCAGCAGTAAGGGCCGTGTTGGCTGTGGATTGAGCTGCTTGAGCCGCAGACTTAGCACTCGCAGCATCGGCAATAGCATCCGTCGCATCTGATTGTGCAGACTCGGCTGCAGATTTGTTGGCATGCATTGTGCTGTCAATCGTTGCAAATGCCGGGTTAAGCTGTCCGATGACGTGAAATTCCCCACCGTTTTGCCACTGCGGCAGATTGTAATTTGAAGTAGCCATTTTCGAACTCCTTACACTAGAATCAACGTGTCTTCATTGCGTGCGAACGCAACTCCATTGCGCACCAATTGCGCATAGAAATCATAGCTCAACAATGCGAAGCATGTGTCGAAATCTCGGGCGAAATATCCGTTGCTGTCATAGAAATACGCTGTCATGCCGCATGTGTCATAGTCAATCGCTGTTACCGAAAACGGTCTATCAAAATCGTACACATGTTCTATCGTCTTAGAAATCGGTTGCAAATCGCCGTATGTTGGGTCAAAAGTCATGCCATCGAATTCAGTTAGCTGTTTAATCAGGGAAAGTAGATAGTTATATTTATCGGCTAAATCCTGCGAAATGGCCCCGTCTTGCATATCCACGTATGCTTTTAGCGAATGTGAAGCAGCTTCAATTAGGGCCTGTGCTTCATCTTTGGTCAAAAAATCGACGCCAATATTGCTTGCATACAGATACAGCCAATGGATTTGGTCTTCGGGCGTGCGCATCTGGTCGAATGTCATCGAATCAAGCCCCGTATACCCAGGCATGCTAGGTTGCATGTTCTTCGCCTGCGTGCTAGCCGCGTTCTGGCCTGTGAGAGCCGTGAACCCATAAGGCGCGTACATGTCACTTCAACTCCTCTCGCTGCTCTAGAATGTCGATTGCTTCCGCCACTTCTGCCAAGCAGGCCATAAGGCTCAAATGAAGCTGGTGGAGCGCCTTATACATCGGCACATCCTCACGCTGCATGGCCCGCTGGGCTTCGCTCGAAATGTATTCCGCCTGGCTTTCGAGCTTGATTCTCTGGTATACCAAATCGTGCTTGTGCAATGGTCCTCCCTACATCGGTAAATCGTCCCAAGTCTGCATGAACAGCGGTTCCAGCGCCGCGAATACGAGGTTGTCCGTTGCCACGAAACTCGAAGCCATCATATCATAGACGGCATTGCCGACGCTCCCCGAGATAGTCTCGTAATGCGTCTTGGATGTGCCCTTTTGGCTTCCGTCGTTCGTCTGCTTGTTGATGCCCGTCAAGTATTGCTCGCCGTCAGGGTTGTTCAAGAAAACCTGGGGAGTGCTCGAAGCGGTCGCAACGCCTACGCCTGTGGAGCTTCCCTCGCTCTCGCTGTCGTTCCACCCCTGCGTGGTGGCGAAGGGGTTGAATTGCTCCCTGCGAACAAGCTCATACACCTTGTTGTAATTCGGCATCTGTTCGTTCATGCGCCTGTTTAAATAGAAAATGAACATAGCGGGCGTGTCGCTCGCGATTCGGCGGTATGCGAAGTGGTTCCAAATCGCGCGGTTGAGCTTTTCGCGGTAGGATTCATCGAAGATTGGATAGTCCTGCATGCCCCAGTCATAGCCCAGGGCTTCCGTCACGTCGCGCAAGGTGTACTCATGCTCTTCGAGCGTCGTGAAGTCGTTGTTGTTAAACGTTAGCATTGGTGGCTTCCTCCTCTGGGTAGATTTGCCCGCCGCCGTCCAAGAACTGCGAACCTTCCGCGATGGGCCACGAATCGTCGGTTTGCGGCATATGCGGAACGCTCCACTTCACGTCGCAGTTCCAGCCATACATTTTGTTTATCTTCTCGCAGAACTCCTTGCGCGGCTTCAAAAACGAATTGCGCTGAATCATGAATTGCTCGTTGTTCGCCAGGGTCTCGGCGGTCTGAACTCGTTCCTTCTTCTCCGCCGCCGCGTTGTTGTCAATGCCGAGCATCGTGTAGACGGCAGACACTATTTTCAATTCGTCGTTGAGGATATCGCTGCCAGCGTACGCAGCCTTGTTCATGGTCTGCAGCACTTGGATATTCACTGCCTGCATTCCGCTCGCATTCATGAAAATGGCAGGCTGCCCCGAATCGATTCGATTGTACATGTCTTGGGCCTGCTTCTTCGAATACTCGTCCACGCTTATAACGTATGGCACGCGCATCGCCCGCACGTGCTGGTCCACGGTCGTATCCATATCGGCCAAGCGCTGCGCCTGCCGGTCCAAAAGCTGCAGCACAGGGAAACGCGCCAGGTTGTCCCAACAGATAACAGCATCGGGGTGCATGAGCTCGCATTTCTTTCCATATTGGTTTGAGCCCGAGCGGTCGAACCAATAGTTGCAATGGCGGCGCTGCCTGTTGCCGTTCGGGCTGTAAATGTCGATGGTGTTCGGGTTGCGATACAAATCGAGATTGCCTACAGGCGTCATTCGCCCTGCCCAATACGTCATGATTCCCGAGGTCGAACGCTTTGTGGCGGCGAAGCTTCCCCAACCACAAAGAAGCGTTTCAAGGTATCGCGCGTCCATGCCCTCGGGCAGTCCGCTCCATTCGAAGCGGGAAATGGCGGCAGTCCAAAAAAGCTGCCGCCAATAATCATAGGTTCGGTATTGCTTGACCGAAGCTTGCCACCGCTTAGTGTATCGCTTGCCGAAGCATGCGACGTCGGGCGGCACGAATTCGGCTGGGTCGAAAATTGCTGGTGTCATTCGCTCTCCTTTCATCAATACGAGATATTATACAGCGGCGCATTGTATTCGGCTGGGTCAGTCGGACGGAGCTCGGTATGCTTGATATCGTCTGGGTCTCCCCAAATAGTCACGCCGCGTTCAAGGATGCCGCGAATGACGTCCTTTTCCGCTTCATTGGCCTTGGCGCAGTCGATATACGTTTCAGACGCTTTCCAATACGAGAATTTCTTCATGACCTTGAGTTTGGTCATATCGCCCTTGATGTTGATGTATCGGTGAATCTGGTTTCCGTAACGAAGCATATAGTCACAAGCGCCCTCGAATGCGGCCCCATATGCCTGCTTGTACACGATGCCGAAGCCCGAAAGGCCGTTTTTCCACTTAAAGCCGTTGCCGCCTAGCTGTCCCGCCGTGGATGGCGGGGTGAGCTGCGCGTCTTGATAGGCAGCGTTGATTCCACGAATTGAATTCTCGTAATCGCCCTGATTCACCTGGTTGGCGAGATTCAAATTGTTTCCCGCCACCTGCCGTGCAAGGTTGACGTTGTTGGCGTTCTGGGTCGCGCCAGTCATGTTCCCCACAATATCCTGGGCGCTCCCCCACGAATTCGCGCCAATCTGCCCCATGGCGTTGCCGAGTGCGCCGTTGACAAGTTCGCCTATCGAGGGCGATGACCATCCTCCAAAGCCGTCCATCGAAACCACTGGGGCTGTAACTGCCTGCTGCCCTATCGCATTGGCCAAGCCCGATGCGGACGCATCGAAATTGGCCTGCGTCGTGTTTGCCCCGAGCATGGCATTGTTATAAGCGTTCTGTGCTCCCATGTTTGATTTGTTGAGCGACCACGATGCGCTCGAATACTGGTATTGCCTGGTGTTCGCAGTCGATGCCATATAGGTGATGTAGTTATTGTTCACGATGGAGAACTGCGGAAAGTCAGTGAGCCATAAAGCGGTGTCGAGGAAATCGCCGCTGCCAATAACGCATGTGCCGGGTTTTCCGTCGCCAAGCCTGATGAATTGATAGGTGTCATCCTCAATCGATTCATCAGAACCATTGCAGTTGTATAACGCGGGCACCATGGCTATACGCGCGAAAGGCGCGATGGCGCAACACACGGCGAGCAACGAAATCTTGCTCCCCCACAAAAGCTCGGGTCGCAAGAAAATAGAGTTACCCGAATAGGTTGTAAGCTCAATCACTGAATATGGATAGCATAGCAGCTTCTTATAGGGCTGCAGCGTGTAATTCTGCCCGAACCCCCAATCAGAAAGCTTCTTGTAGATGTTGGTAATCTCGATATACCGTTTTCCGGTGAGCCCGTCGGTATCGCCGATAAAATGCATCATGATGCCAGAATTTCCGAAAAGCTCAACCTCTGGGCCTGCACTCAAAAGGCGCGATGGGAAGGTAGTCACCGATACGATGCATTGGGCTACCCATGACTTCTGCTGCAACGCTTCCATGAATTGTTTGAATACTGTTTGCCGCATGGAATATACATTGCAGCCCGAGGGCAAGCCGTCCGCCGATTGTCCGTCAGCAACATTGAGGTTCGGCGAATCAATCGTACCAGGGTCAGCAGCCAAATTGGCGGTTGAAGTTACGATGACCCAGCCAAGTTCCCCGCTGTCTGGTTCAGTGAACGGAAACCATTCCTTGCCGATAATCGAATAGGTATTGCCGACGGTAACGCCCTCGTCGATATCGCAGTATCGGCGCAAGGTGTTGCCAGTCATGTTGGAAAGGCTAATATTCATTGCCGTGTTGGAAATGGCCGCATGTCCCGATACCGCGAAAAGGCGGTCGATAGACACACCGAATTGATAGGTTTGGATAACGTCGAGCTGCAGGGTAATCATCGTCGTTTGCGGATTGATATAGGTCGCGGACGTGATGAAATAGCACAAGCGAATGGGGTTTTCCTCGTATTCAACGGGCTGCATGGGGTTCTGCACCACCACATAATTGTACTTGTATGCTGCCGAATAGGGTACGGGGATATTGATAGGCTCATTCGGCGGCAAGTATGAGAATTTGGCCGAAGTCCATCGCTTCGAATCGCACGAGTATGCAGAATCGAAATACTCGTCTCGCTGCTGCTGGTTGTCCCAAATCACGATATCTCGGTAATTCGCGTCCCATGGCACCTGCAGCAAAACCACTTCGGTGCCTACTGGCCACGTATTCGGGGTCAAAACCTGGGGAATGTCTGGCATATATCCTCCTTAAAAGAAAAGGGCTGCTCTCACGAACAGCCCTCATTATAAGCCATCAGATTGCTTACGCGGTAACGGTCACAGTCACCTTTGCGACAACGTTTGGCTTGGTCGGGTCGCCGCCCTTGGCGACGAGAACGATGGTGGTTTCACCCTCCGCGACGCCCGAAACGGTCAGAACGTCATCAGCCACGTTCGCGACGGTCGCAATCGAATCGTCTGCGCTGTAGGCTTCGTAACTCTTGTCGGTTCCGCCCGAAGGGGTCCACGTCAAAGCGGATGCCGCGTTCGCGCCAACCTTGACGTTGACTGCTGCGCCTGCAAGAGCCGTCATATAAGTGGCGCCTGCAACGGTGACGGTGTAAAGCGCCTGATACTGAGAATCGGCGACGGACGTTGCGGCAATAGTCACCTTGTCGATATCGTGGCAGTTGCCCGAATGGAAAACGCCGTTCGAATCCACGAACATTTCCGCAGGGAGCGTCTGCACCGCGCCGCGTCCGTTGAACGCCTTGATGGAGTACACGACGGCCTGATTGGGAGAATTCGTGCCTGTGACCTTGGCGATAAGCTGAACATCCTCGCCAGGCTGAATGGTCGAAGAAGTGTTGCCTGCAGCGTCCTGCAGCGTGACGCCCGTATAGGTTGCCTGAGCAGCCGTAATCTCTGAATCGGGACGCGTGGAGAACATCGTGGCACCGAGGAAGATGGTGTACGAAAGCACCTGCCACACATGATAAAAGGTGTTGTACGAAAGGTTGTCGGGATTCATCGGCGAAACCATGGAAATCGGGCCGAGCGTATCCGCGACCTGGAACCATTCTTCATCGAGCAAAAGCGCCTGGCATCCCGAAATGGGCAGCTCGTCGAGAACAATGATATCGTCGGCGATAGGCTTCTGTTTCTCATTGTGGAAAGCATACGACATGTTTGCCGCTTCGAGCGCAGCATTGACGTCTGCGTCAATGAGTGCGATAAGGCGGTTCGACCTGGTTGCCAAACCCTTGTTGCGTCCCTCGGGCGAATACTCGGTGCGGAAATACTTCATTTTGGTGTACGTGGCGTTCATCGCCGTAATGAGCTGCACGCCAGCCGAAATCTTCGCATCGAGATTCTCGCTAAGGTCGTGCATATCGGGTACGTTGATATTCCAGAACCCCCACAGATTGTCGTAGGTTTCCAAAAGCGAACGCATCAGCAAATACTCGTCGTTGTTGGCAGAAGCGATAGGAGCTTCGGTGAGCGAATTGAAGAATGACGAAATAGATTCGCCCTCGATGAACGAGCCGCGCATAACACCCTCCATGGGAATGTTGATAACGTATTTATCGCGGCGATTCTCGGTATGGAAAATCTGGTGGATATCAGGCTCGCGACCCTCGCGACCGAACACATTCTCCGCTTTCGCATCGTACGCACGTGCCTTGATAAGATTCGCCTGCACTTCTTGGATAGTACGGCCGTAACGCATGGCAGGACGCTTGAGCTTGGCAAGCGGATTCGTGAAGTTCATTCGGTCATTGATTTGGACACGACCGATACGACCGAGGAACACGTTCCAGAAAACATCCCAGTTCGGCATATAGTTGTTCATCGCCTGCAATGTTGCCACGACGCTGCCCTGCGTCGTGGCAGGTACGCGTTCTTTGTAGTCATTGGGCGCGTACTTGCGCACAGTATCAAGAATCTGGGCGTTGGTCAGATTCAAGCGGCCCTCTTCATTTGTCAATTTAGATTTTGGCATGGTATCTCCTTACAATCCGAGCATAGAATCGAGGTCAAGGGCTTCGCCATCCTCGCCGAAATCTTCTGGCTCCGGGTCGGTGTCCGCGTCCTCACGACCAATGGAAATGGTCGCAAGCGCTTCTTTCACAGCAGCGAGCTCGTCTTGCATCGCTGCGAATTGCTCGCGAAGCTGTTCCACTTCGCCCCAATCATGCTCTTCGACTTCCTGCTGTTGTTCCTGGGCTTCCTCTTCCTCGGCGGAGTTTCCGCTTTCCTCTTCACGGGTTTCCTCGGCTTCGGTCTCTGCCGCCTGGGTTTCGTCCATACTACTACCTCCATATTCGCGACGATATGAACGGCCCTATAATAGCACGAAACCCCAGCCCGTGTTTCGGGTGGGGTTTCAAAAGTTGCCCAGCTCACGTTCCTAGCCCATGGAAGTGTGCCCACTGTGCGCGGTCCCTGTTAGGGTTGCGTCGCGCCATCTATCCGACTACGGCATGAAAAGAACGCACCGAGCTATTACATTATGGATGAAGCCTATACACGCTGTCAACCAATACCACGCCGCCTGGCACGGTTTTCGGCATAAGCTTGGCGTGCCCGGGAATGATATCGCCGTTCTCGTCGGTGTTCGAAAAGCCGTAATCGAAATTGTCCCAAGTAACGAGTTCTTTGACTGAATCAGGCATACCCGCACACGTGACCGAGAATTTCCCGTTCAAATCCCAAATATACGCCTTAGTGCGGAGATGTTTGGCTTTGGAGAACGAACCCTCAACCTTCCAATTGCACAGCGCCTTATCGTCGATGGGAATACTGTTAGGCGTTTCAGTGCCGAGCAGGTGCATCGAATCGGTATCGCAATAGACGAATCGCTCACGATTGTCCATGATGGCGAACAAGAGTTCGCGACGCGCATAGGCTGTGCAAAAAGTTCCGACGGGCAGATACACAGGGTCGCGATATTCAGCTTCGCCGAGCACATAATGCACAGTACCGTCAATCATCACGGGCCGTTTCGAAGTAACGTCGGGGTTCGTCGCGAACTTTCCATAAAGGTTATTGAGCATCAGTTTCGCGAGTTGCCGCATTCCTCCCGTTGAAGTTTCCTTCACGTGTCCCCAATAATCGATATACGCATCAAACATGCCAGTCCGCTGCTGGAATTTGTATCCGCCCGCATACTCGATAACGTCGATATCATACATTCGCTGCATAATCTCCCAATCGACCGAAGTAACGGTTATCTCAACTGGGGATATCGTCTCTCGCACGTACTCATGCTGCCCGTAGAATCCCTTGCCTTTGAGCTGGATGCAGGGTATTCCATCTTCCTTGAGAGCGAATTCGACAACCATTCGCTGCACATAAAGCGGATATTGCTTATCGTATTCGTACTCACCCTCGAAAAGGATTGGCACGCCGCACGGATAGGGATACTTCTTCATGACTGATGGGTACATGGAATTGTAGTCCACCGATACCCCAGGCCCTACAACCTTGCCTGCGTACTTCGGTTCGACGTAGGTGAATCCACCGCGATACGACTTGCGTATATCCGCGTCAGCTTCGAGAGAGAGCGTGGGAAACCATGCCTTGAATTTCTTCTTTCCAAGCTGCTTCTTGAAGAAGTCGAAGGCGTTCGCGCCTATCGTCATTTTCTCCAAATCCTGCTCGAAGTTCTGATAGAGCGCATGAGCAGGTATCTGCACGTCATGACATATGTATTCGACTTCTTCTGGCGTGAGCTTATGCCCAGGCTCGCGATACGCCCGATAATCTATGCTGCCCTTTTGTTCTGGGGTGTTGAAAGTTTTCCCCAGTTTGTCCACCGACATGGGAAAAACTTTCAAGCTGTCCTGATAAATAACGCGCTGCCCATTCGTGAAATGAATCTCGATTTGGTAGAATTTTCCCTTGTTCGAAATGAGGGACGTAAATTCCCCGCAACGCGGATACTCGGGGACCCATTCATAGCCGCAGCGCATCAAATAGTCTATAATGAATTTTCCATCGAACCCGAGGTTGTGGAACCAGGCCACGGAGCACTCCCCTCGCGATAGCCAACGCATGAACGACTTGATTGAGTTGCCATATTTGATGTTGTCTGGGTTAGCGACCTCGCAAACGGCCCAAGCCCAAACGCGGCAATCGTTTGGGTCTGTGGTCGTTTCGAAGTCGGCGGTAAATACGGACGGCATTATTCCAACTCTGAAAACGCGCGTGACATACCCTTAGCGTTGCGCTTGGCACGGTTGCGCTCCAACCCGGCCAAGGAACGCTTGTAGTCCTTCTTGCCAAGCATAGATGCCTTATACACGTACGAGCGGACGTCTGCATACTCCTCGTTGCCAGAACTAACGTCGGCATAATGCACTGTCAACACCTCCCACGTAGGCAATACAGACGAGAGCACATCGAATTGGTCATTGCTCATGCGGCGCACAAGCTCGCTCAAATCATATAGCCCAAGCTCGTTGAGCATCGCCGTCATATTTTCACGCTGAATTCGGCGATAGTAACTGAACTTTCGCTTGTTGCGCGCTTCAAAATTCTTTACGCGCCGCTTGGCTACCTCAAGCGAACGCGGCGCGACCATTTTCCGCACGTCAACTGGCGTGAGCAGACCTCCAATAGACGCTTCATGAGCGAGAATGCCTATCTGCCGAGCGCGGTATTGCTCCCACAAATCAGGCGCGATGCCTTGTATGCGCTTAGTCTCGCTCGCAACGAACTTGTTGTGCGCCTTGATAAGCTTGCGCGACTGTGTGATATACGACTTGGGAATAACATCGCCAGAAGCCGAGCCGACATAGGCGCTCTTTTTGTTGAAACGGTCGAGCTGCTTGGCATAGCGCCTACGCTGCACAGGCGTCATAGCCTTTACGCTTCCCCATGACTCACGGGGCGATACCTTAGCGATACTATCCTCTGACGCACCCTGCTTGCGCAGACGGTATTCCTTGTCGCGCGTACGCTTTTGCAAAGTGCGGATATCATCCAAGCTTACATCGACTGCATTCGCCATAGGTATCACCCTCGAACTAAAAAGGGCTGCTATTCGCAGCCCTCACTCTTCCAACCTTTGGTGCCGTTTATAACTACTGAACCACGCTGAAATACTTCAGGGAACGGCCACCCTGGAGCTGTTTCGTGCCGAACTCGATGGTAATGGGATCGTCCGCGAAGTCCTCACCGAACGCGGCCACGAGGTTTTCAGCCGAACGCGCGATGCCGTCGGACTGCGAGAAATACGCGCCGTCTTCGGTGATGAAGATGGTGAACTTGGCGGGGGATACCCCGCCAGTCATTGCATCAACGCGAGAACCGGACTGAACGATAACGCCCTGGAGCGTCAATCGGTCAATATGGGAATCATTGAGCGATTCGGCGGAATTGAGTGCATTAAAGAGCTTCACCTTTCCCGCACGAGACATAGTGTCGAACGCGAGCGCGGAACACATTGTTTCACGGGTGGTTTCGATAGCGGTGGTTTCGTTTGCGAGGGTGATTTCTTCTGCCATGATTGTTTCTCCTTTACTTGACTTCATGGGCTGTTGCGATGAACTCTTCCACGGACATTTCGTACACGTGGGTTTCTTTGTCAATCTTGTTGATTACGATTGACTGATTGCGCCACTTCTTGCGAAGAATGACACTGGCCTTGTTGCAAGATACGTCTTGGGGGATTACATCAACGAAATCTTCGAATTCCCCGTACTCGTTGACGCACTGGCCTAAGCATGCGCTTGTGGTAATGGTACGTTTGATTTTGTTTACGTATGGCATTGGATTTCCTCCTTTCGGGTGCTGTTGAGGTGTTTCGCTTGCAGCGATATTGTCTCATGTGATTCGGGAGGGTGTCAAGCTGGAATTTCGAAAAATTTGAGCCGGTGCTGATAGGTTGATAGCTTGCTAGGTCGCGTGTGAGGGGTGAGGGTTGGTTTGGGTTGGTATGGGTTGGATTCGAATGGGTAGGGTTACGGTGGGAAGGGCTCACATACT